TTATCAAATAGTGTATCACCTTTATGACTTATAACAAATACGTTCTCTTTTGTCAAGGTGTTTAATATTTTAAGAAACTCATCTGTTCCTGTTCCGTCTAAACTACTGTCGAATATCTCATCTAATATTAATAGATTAGTATTTGTAGAGTTCTTCATCTTTGCAATAGCTCTCCAAGTAAATAACAATGCAAGGTCTATTCTCATCTTTTCACCCTCACTAAATGACGCATAGGTAAATTCATCTCTATACCTTGATTTAATAGTTTCTTCAAAGTTTTCATTTAATGTAAAGTTAACATAAAACTCCATAGATGTCAAGTATGTGTTTATGAGTTTATTCATAATCGGTAGATACTGTTTGATTATCTTTGTTTTGATACCACTATCTTGTAACATAGCCTTAGATGCTTCTAAGTATAATTTATCCTCACGCAGTTTGTGTCTTTGTTCAGATATCTTTCCTAAGTTCTCTTTTAGTTCTTTGAGTTTATCCTCATCAGATTGTCCTACACCACCCTCTTGAAAAGATTTCATCTCTGTTTCTAATTGTGTATTAAACTTCTCTAGTTCTGTTATAGAGCTGTGTAGTCTTGCAACCTTTACATCATTTTCTCTTATCTTAGTTGTAACATCTTTGATTGTCTTTGACCTTTTTGTTTTTTCGTCTAGTTCAATCTTAAGTTGTTTTATACCTTTGACAATCGTATCAACATCTTTATTTTTTTCTGTTATCATATTCTCTTTGAAATCTTTTTCAATAGTTTGTTTACACTCTGGACACTCATCATTGTTTTTGTAAAAGTCTATCTTCTTAGAATGTTGTTTGTGTTTTTCTACAAGTGTTGATTTAATATCATTTAACTTTACAAGTTTTCCTTCTACTTCTATTCTATCAGCTATGTCTTGTAATAACATTTCATTTTCTGTCTTAAGAGTTTCTCTATCTTTTACTTTGACATCTATAATATCTTGATTGTCATCTATCTTTGATAACTTATCACGAATAATCTTATCTTTGTTTTTCTTAAGGTCTTCGATATACTTACCTTGTAGACCTATCTTTTCTTCTGTAAGTTCTTTATTGTAATCTATATCTCTTAGTTCATCTGTTACATCTTTGATTTGATTCTTGACTAACATATTCATCAATGAGAATATCTTTATATCTAATATCTCCTCAACTACTTCTCTTCTATGTACAGACTTTAACTGCATAAATGGAATGAATGATGCGTTACCAAGTATAACCACTTGTGTAAAACTTCGATAGTTTAGTTTAAGAATATTTTGTTCCAGATACTTTTGATAATCTCTGGAGCTTGCGTCTTGGTTTACCATCTTATCATTACAATAGATTTCAAACTTGTTAGGTTTGATACCACGCATTACTCTGTATTTTCTTGTACCAATCTCAAAGTTTACTTCTACAACTGTTTCTGAATTGTTTACAGAATTTACGAGTTGTGCTTTCTTAACAATACGAAATGGTTTGTTAAATAACACAAAGGTCAACGCATCTAGTATGGTAGATTTGCCAGAACCATTATCACCCACAATCAAAGTTGTAGGTTGTTTGTCTAAAAAAATTGTAGTAAAAGAATTACCTGTCGAAAGCAAGTTCTTCCACTTCACCGATTTGAATATTATCATATATCTAAGTCTTGAGCTTCCGTATATAAAGTTCTTACTTCGTTCTTCAATCTATTTTTATTTAAGTCAACTGGTAACTCGTCCACATACTTATTTAATAATGTAATAGTATCTTCTGAATTTTCAACAATATCATCAGAAACACTGTTCGCATCTAAATCAGTAAAGTCTTCTATAATCTTCACTTCATGTGTATCAACTTTTAATAACTTATCAATAAATCTATCAAACTGATATAAGTCTTTTTTGTTTACAACCACAACTTTAATGAATTTGTTTTTGTATTGTTCAACATTTACATTTTCATAATTTGTCGTAGTATCATCATAGTATATTTTATCAAAGATTGTCAAGGGATTTATTACCCTGTCAAGCTGTCTTGTTTCAGTATCAAATATATGAAAACCTTTTGGGTCATCATAATCATTCCAATATATTTCATAAGGTGTTCCCAGATAAAATATCTGTCCATCATCTGACTTGTGATGAAAGTGACCACTCATTACTGTATCAAACTTTCTGAATGTAGTTTTATCATATCCATGTTCAGACACAATCGCAGTCTTGTTCATCTTAAAACCATTGATATCTAAATGACCCATACATATCTGAGCCTTAGTTTCATCAATCATACCCATTGAATAGATATAGTTCTGACTATTAATCCAAGGCATAAACAAAATAGGTAATCCATCAAAGGTTACTTCTTGTGCTTCTGGATATAGATGTATCTTTTTATATCTATCGTTAATTAGTTCTTGTAATGAGTTTACATCATTTGTATTCTTGTAAAAGATATCGTGATTACCAACTAATGCGTGTAGTTCTATATCTAAAGCTTGGAATGGTAATATAAATCTTTCTCTAAAATTCTTTGCAATACGATAGGACACAAACTTACGTCTGTCTAATACATCTCCTAGATGTATAACAGTTTTGATATTATGTTTCTGTAAATAAGGAAAAAACTGTCCCTCATAAAACTGGTAGAAATAATCATCATACTGTACACTATCGTTTCTTGCACCGAAGTGTGTATCAGTTATTATCGCTATCTTCACTTTTCTTTTCCATAAAATTTTCTAGTCCAGAAGGTTTGTCTACTTTGACTTTCTTCTTTGGTTTATATACTGCTTCATCTGGTAACATAATCGTTGGGTCAAAACCACTAACACTATAAGAATTTTCATCTCCTTCCATAGTTACAAAAGCTCTGTAGTCTACTTTCTCAATCAATCTATGTTTAACGTGTGTTTGTTTTTTTTCTCTTTGTATTCTTCGTATAAACGCATAGTATATTATTTGTGTAAAATAAGCAAATGGGTTCTTTGATTTCTCTGGATTAAAATTGTGTATATATTGTAGACAATTTTCTATACCATCAGAAACCATATCATCTTTAAATGTATAGTTCATAAAGTTAGGTTTATGAGAAAGACCATTTGCAATCTTTAAAAAACATTCACCTATGTAATTTGATACTCTTGGTTTTTCTTCACCTGTCTGTAATGCTTCCTCACACTGTTCTTTCCATTCTTTCATAGCCTGTAGAAATACTTTATTATCTACATAGTGTGCAGCTGTACTTTTTCTTTTTGCCATTTATTTACCTTTCGCAATTAATACTATAATACTAGAAAACTGCATACTTGTCAAATATTATTTTATTATTTTTTTTACTTGACAGATTATCAAAACATGGTTAAACTAAGCATTGAGGTAGGGTGGAATATATACTAATGGATTGTCTTCTTATCAGTATAAAGATATTCATTTAGTTCTGATTCTGGTATATCTTCATCTACTTCTAGCTTACTACTCTTTTGTTTTTCACTTCTTATTTTCTCTATGGTTTCTTCTTTAGCACTTTTTAATACTAATCCATCATAACTCTTTAATACATATTGATAATATCGTGTCATACCAACTGATGCTGGTGTCATTATAATTATTGAATTAGATTCTATAAAGTAATGTTCTTCATCAGAATACGGTTGTATCCATCTTGTTAGGGCTAAAGACTCGGTTAAACCTTTTTTAGATATACGATTGACAGTTTCCATCTTTAAGGGTGATGAAACCTTTAGTCTACCATTTTCATTATCTAAAACATTACAAATTAAGTCTTCTCCATTCTTCAATTTGATTATCTGATAACTACTCATAGCTTAATCCTATCAATTTTATAGTTGAATTGTTCTTCATTATAGATATTTAGTCTTTCGTTAAAGTGGTTTAAAGTAAAGTTCATTTTACTTTTATACGATAAGTCGTCTGACAAGTCAAACAACCTAATGGAATCTTTAGTTGCACTTGTACGGAGTCCCCTACCGATTGATTGGAGAACTCTAATTCTACTCTTTGAAGGTGAACTGAACACGACATTGTTAATGTTCCTAATATTAATACCAGTACTAAACGTACCATAACTTGCGATAATGATTGCATTATTTTCTTTTTCTACTATTCCTCTTATATCGTTTCTAGTTTTAGCATCTGTACCACCATGTATAAAGAATACTTTTCTATCAAAGTCTTTCATTAACTCAAAAAGTTTATTACCATGTTTCTCTACTAGTTGGTATAAACAAAGTGTATTACCATTTAATGAATTGCAAAGACGACTAATAAAATTATTCCGAGTAGGCTGTAATACCAAATGATTGATTTCTTCTGCATATGTATAATCCTTTACTAATTTACAATCTTCTTCTTTATGTTTTAACACAATACATTCTATGTTTAGATTTGCAAGTGTTTTGTTATCTATAAGTTCTTTTGTTGTAACAACCTTTTCTACTTCACCAAACAAACCCTCTAGAACTAATCTATGTGTTTGCGTTCCATCTAATGTTCCTGTCAATCCAAATCTGTATTTACATAAATGTAATTTTGTCATAATGTTTGTAAGTGATTTAGATTTAAACAGATGAGCTTCATCACCGATTACGCACCCAAACTGTTCAAAGTATTTTTTAGGCATCTTGTAAATAGATTGCCAAGTTGAAATCACTACATCTTTCTCAACCTTCTTTTCGTGTCCTTGATAAATCTTTTGACAGTATGTTCCAGAACTCCACCCATAATCCTCAAAGTCAGAATACATCTGTTCTACTAAAGAAGTGGTGGGAACTAATATCAAAGTTTTTAGTTCCATCATTTTATAGTAACGAACTAGAGAATATATGATTAACGATTTACCTGAAGCAGTAGGAGAAACAAGTAAAGCCCTATGTGACTTAAGAGCATACTCGATAGCATCAATTTGGTAATCACGCAACTTAATGGATTTACCTTTGGATTTGGGTTTAAGAGATTTGACAAATCCCTCCACAACTTTTCTACCAATTTCTTTAACATCTTCAACTCCTTCATCTATATTTATTTGTATGTCATTTCTATCACAGAATTTTTTAAGATATCCTAATAGTCCAACATATATTCTACCAGTTGCAGTAGAAAACAATCGTATCTTTCCGTCCCATATCTTATTACGATATGCAGGCATAAACTTATGGCCTGGTACTTCAAAGGTAAAGTAATCTGCAAGTTCTCTTGCGATACTTGGTTCTGTTTCTACCTTAAGGTGAACTTCGTTTACTTTAGATACACGAATTACATAAGCCATGTTACTATACTGTACCTTGTACCAAATTCTATTTTATTTACATAGTGTGGAAACATAAAGTTAGCTGGAAATATAATCGCAGAGTTTCTCTTGGGTGTATAAACCTTATCTGCAATTACTATCTCTCCTCCTCTATATCCATCATTAAGAAAAAACAAAAGTGATGCTGATGGATAACCATATTGTTGTCCATGACTATGATGAATATTATCTGCGTGTTCAGACATAAACCCACCTGTACCATATTTGTTTATCTTAAAATCTGTTGTTCTATTTGGATTAAAGTATTTCATGTATGGGTGTTTTTTTTGATATAGACTTACTACTTTTCTTGTTGCATTAATTAAATCAACCCAGTAAGTCATGTTTTCTTTGACATATGTTTCGTCCATTACAACTCTTTTTAAACTACCTTCTGAGCCAATATTACCCTTTTCATTTGAAAATGTTGATTGTTTCCAACCTTTAGAGTTTAATGCAAGATTTGATGATAATTCATCTGATAATATATCTTTGTAGTATCCAATCCACTCTCTCATTACATCATTCCAGCTTCAAATTTTTTCCAGTCGATTGCGTTTTTAATATCCCAACCACGACTATTGATTGACCTGAGAACACCATCAATATACTTGACAACTGTTTCAAGGTATGCTACTTTATGTTCTATTTGTATAATGTCTTCATCTGATTCTATGTAGACACTTAGGTCACTCTTTAATACTTTTAAGTCAAATGGTTTAGTGACATAGACTTTTGCATCAGCCTTACCACCATAGTATTCCCATTTCTCACGATATAGTTTTTTGTAATCACCCTTTGCTTTGTGTAAGAGTAATTCAAATCGTGATTTGTGGTCTAAGTATTTTGCGTAGAGTTCTTGGTTCTTGAGTGCTTCTGTATCAAGTCTTTCATCATTTACTTTTAATGAAAGATAAACTTCCATCTTCAATTCTTCGAGTGTCATAATATATCCTTTGTATTATTTATAGTGCATGGATTTCGTATATTTGATATGTGAAGTCTGCTTGAACAGTCATGTATTCAACATCTGTGGCTTGCTGATTAAATTCTAACGCACCTAGTGATACTGGATACATATCTGTAAAACGAACTTCAACGATTGGATTATTTTTGTTTGAAAGGACAGTTAGTGTTGCATCAGAAAACATAGCTGCATCTGCAACAGATTTTCCTACTGCACCCACATCTACTTTAGGTGTTGCAGTCGCACTACCTGTAGTTGATATATTAGAACGAAATTCTGTAAACTGTTTTCTACTTTTAGGAAAACCAATACCAGTTAACCATGCGTGTAATTCTCTATAGTTTTCTAAATATTCATCTACAATAAATGTAAGACTTAAATTACCATAAGTTAGATTTTGTCCTAACACTGGTATAGGTTTAAACGGTGTAGGTATTACAACATCAGCAAGAGTTAGGTCTGGAATATTTGCAGTTGTAGTAAAGAACTCAACCTTTGGAAGTTGGTTGATTGTAAACTTAAATTGAGTTGGACTTGCATAGTCCAGTTTAGTCGGTTGTCTTGATACTGCTACCATTGTTTTTCCTTTTCACTGTTATTTATATTTAGGTAGAAACAAAAAAGGGGACTTGCGTCCCCTTCTAAGTCGGTAACAATTGTGATTACATTAAGTTTGTAACTTTAACTCTTCTGTAATACTTGTTGGTATTTCCTGAGATTGAAATCGCACCGTCAGCAGAAGCAGCAACCGTTCCTGTGTGGAATGGGTTAGCAGCAATTCCGTATCTAGTTTTGAAACCAATCTTTGGTTGGAAACTGTTCTCACCAACTGCTCTCACCATTTGTAGTGGAACATATGGGCAGTAGAACATACCAGCATCATAAGGTGATGTACCTTTGTAACCTACAATGTAGTATTGTGAAGCAGCTACGTTAGCAGAGTATGGGTCTACATACACTTTGTATCTACCGTTCATCACACCAGCAAAAGTTGTTGTTGTGTCGTCTACATTTAAGTTGTTGTTTAAAGCAGGTGTGTAGTCTAATACACCAGCCATTTGTAACGCAGAAGCAACATCAGCAGAACAGATAATCATATTACCTTTTCCTCTTCTTGTTTGTTGTCCTATTGCGTTTGCATCTCTTTCAACTGCAAACATTAGTCCTTTGAATTTCTCAACTGACCATCTACCGTTTGAGTCAGTATCTAAATCGAAGATACCAGCAGTAGTTGTGTTTGTAGCTGCACCTTTAACAGCAGATACATAAACATTTCTTACAACTTCTCTGTTAATCTCTGCAAGTATTTCAGCAGATAAGATGTTTGCAAGTTCTGTTTCAGCATCTAAACCATGAATTGCTTTAAGGTCTTGTGCAAGTTCCATTGTGTACTCAGCTTTCATTGCTCTTGTTACAGCAGTAACAGTATGTTTTTCAATACTGAATGCCATTTCAGAGAATGCGTTCGAACCACTGTCACCTAATGCTTCACCTTGTAATGAAGTCATACCAGTTGCAGAAACATAAGTTCCAGCAGATGGACTGTCGTTAAGTACAGCAGGGTTAGTTTCTGTTGCACCAACATCTCCACCACCGATTGTACCAGCAGCGTTTTGGTTAGAAATGTCAGGCATTGCTTCGTCAACAAGTGCTTCTGCACCATCAGATGATGCAAATCTTGCTCTCATTGCAAAGATTAAACCAGTTGGGCCAGTCATTGGTTGCACACCACAAATGTCGTATGCGATTAGATTTGGCATTGCACGTCTAACTAGGGATATTAAAATTGGGTCCCAGCTATCCATATCAGCGTTTCCACCGAATGAAGAGTTAGTTGGTTTGGTTTCTGCTAAAAAACCTCTGTCTTCTCTTAGAGATTTCTCTTGGTTCTCTAATATGATTGTAGTAACAGCACGCTTGTAAGCATCTTCGATTTTTGGTAAATCTGGGTGCTCAAGGACTGGCTGCCACTTCTCTTGTAGATGTTCTGTTTGAAACATTAGTTTCTCCTTGTTATTATTCTACTTATTTATTTACTTTGCACTCTTAACACCTTTTCCAATAGCCTTCATATAGACTGCCATTGAACCAGAAGTGTCTATGTCCTGTGCGTTGCCAGTTTCTACATCATCTGTTGCTTCAGTAACAACTGGTTTGTTCTTAGGGAAATAACTTTCCTTAAGTGTGTCAAGTTTACTTCTGAAAGAATCTTCGTCAGTAAAATCAACATCTTCAGTTAGTGACTTAAACTTTTCAATTTCGACTTCAGTTAAATCACCAGTACACTGGGATATAACCTGTTCCCTAACTAACTTAGCATTGTTATTCTTGAAGCCAATGTTCTTCTCTACTTCTTCGTTTAACTTTGCTTCTAGTTCAGAAATCTTTTGTGATTGTGCCTCTAGGACATCATATTTTTCGTCTGGCACATCAATATAGTGGTCTTCAAAGAGTTGTTTCAATCCAGAAATGAAGTCTTCTGCAATTTCACCTTTTAGTCCTCTTTCGATTGCAAGTTCATTTTCCTTTGTCCATTCTTCCACGACATAATTGAGATAGTTATCCACTTTCTCAGTTAATTCTGTTTGAGTTTTGTTCATGTTTTCGTCAAGGTCATTTCTGTAGTCTTCTTCTAATCTCTCAACTTCTTCACGAACTTTTGATTTCACTGCAGCTTCAAATACTGTTGCAGCTTTTCTCTTAAATTCTTCTGAAAGGTCACCCTCTCCGTTCATTAAAGCATCAACGTGTTCTTTAACATTGATATCCTTAACTCTCTTCTCTACAGCTTCTGACTTTTCTTTATCTTCAGCAGACTCTTCCTTTTCTTCAGGTTTCATCATTTCAGCACTGTAACTAGCTGCAAGGTCTTTAACCTTTCCAGCAGGCATCTTTTGCATTTTTGCAACGATATCTGCCATTGCTTCAAGAGCTTGTGCTTTAGTTTCGTATGTTGGTGACTCTTTTTTCTCACCATCTTCATGTCCCATCTCAGAGATTTCTTCTTCTCCCTCTGGAACGTGACCAGCAGCAAGAGGTGCATTTTTACCTGCTTCTTTTGCTTTTGGCATTTTGTCTGGTTTACCTTCACCCTTTTGTTGTGCATCACTAGAAACTTCTTTAGAACTTTTAGCTGCATCTTGACCTTTAGGTGGGTCTACTTTGTCTGGGGTACTTCCACCGATTTCTTCTTCACCAGTTGCACCATCAGTTGGTTTTTTCTTCATTGGTTCAGCAGCAGTTGCACCTTTTTTCGGAGCGTCAGCGCCATTGCCTTCTTCCAATTCTGCAATCACTTCCGCTTCCAACTCTTCGATTGTTTTATCTATTTCGTTAGCCATGGGGCTCTCCTTTTAATTGGTCTTTTAGTATAATATATTTATAAATTATAACAATTTGAGGAACTTAGCAAACTCTAACGCATCTTCTTTTGCGTGTCTACTTTTAGTTCTTCGTTCAATTCTATCCTTCATTCTCACCAACTCTGCTTCTACAAGTGTTCCGTTATTCCAAACCCAGTCTTTTCCTTCCATAATACCTTCTACGAAAGCATTTGGAGCAGATGGGTCTGCAACTATATCAGCTGCAGTTGCAAGGTAAAAATCGTTTCTAACGTAGTTCGCACCGTTCTTCTGATTCAAACTACCCATACCTCTTGATGATACACCTAACTTCGCACCTTCGTCCATTAGGTTTTTAACAATCTCACCCATAGGGGTTGATAATATCTTTGCTTCACCAATAAAGTTCTTTCCGTCTGGTTGTAAAGATGTAATCATGTGAGATGCTCTCTCAAGATTTATAGTTGGGCCTTCTGGGTGTCCAAGTTCACCGAAAGCACGTTTCTCTTTAATATGTTCTTTGTCGTATCTATTTACTTCTTTCTCAAGAACTTCCATAGGATATACTCTACCATTTCTGTTCTTGATATCAGCTTGCATAAAGATACCTTTAATCTTGTAGTCTTTTTTACCACCTTCTTTTTGTTCAGTGATATATTCTACATCATTGATTTCTTCTGATATAAGTTTTATAGTATTCATCTTATTATCCTACAATGTATTTGTTAAAGTAACTTCTTCGACATATACACTTGTGTTACTTCCATTTGTTTCATTTATAACAGAAAGGGTGTAATCTACTTGTCCACCATCAAATAATAGTTTACTGTTTCCAGTTGAGTCTAATGCTAATTCTAAAGCAATCGCATCTCCACTATCAGTTCCATCTGAATCTGTTCCGTCTAATGCAACAATAGAACCACCAAGATTACTTGGTCTTTCTTCTGGAGTTACTATTACTGTTGTATTTGCTCTTAAATAAATTCCGTTAGAATCTTGTGCAGCTGCTGTCCCTGCTTGTGTTACTTTAATAATACCATCTTGTCCACCGAACTCACTTACTCGTAACGCACCATTAGGACTCAATGCACCCAGTGAAACTGAATGTGCGTTGTTATCACCATTCGCTTGTTTACCAATATATCGTACTAATTTGAATGCCATGTTTTTTATCCTATTGTCAACATTTCTCGTTCAAAATACTTAAGTAAGTCTTTATCGGATACTCTGTACTTTTTTGCAACATCTTTTATTGTTTTTTCAAAACTATTTAGGAAATCTGAAGGTTTAGAATCCATTTTTGTGAAAATATCATCTACAGCCTTACGCATCTTAGGATTCAATTTCTTGTACTCCTTAGATTTCTTATGTTCGTCTTTCTCCATAAATGAAGAATAAAAGTTGTTAAACTGTTTTGTCATCTTCTGGTTCTGGTATATGGTTGTTTGCAAATCCCTTTGCAAGTTCTTGTCTTTTTGTTTCTAACGCACCAGTAACTTTTGTACCAATTGCACTTTTAAAAGCATCTTCTGCATCTAGGTTACTACCTTTTGCTAATGCACTTACGAAATCTTTACTGCTCATTATTTATCTCCTTCGTTATCATCTTTAGGACTTCCATCATCTATATCATCTGGTGGTATAGGAGCTCCGTCCATAGATGGGTATCTTGTAATACCATCTGTATTATCTGGAACATCAACTCCACCATCTTCTGGGTCAAGTCCAGCCTCTTTGTTCATTTGATTTTGCATATCTTCAATCTCTGTATCAGTAAGTCTAAGTACATTGTTCTGTACCCACTTCTTACTAAAGAATGTACCAACATATGACTCTATGGATTGAAGTGTCTGCAATTTGTTTTCCATTAGTTCTGCTTCTTTTAGTTCGGTAAAATGTCCGTCCTGTAAGAAGTCAAACTGTATAAGTTCTTTGATATTATGAAACTCGTCTATTGTCATCACACCCTTTAATACTAATTGTGTTTTTAACATATCAGTAAGTAGTGGTGTAAACTTCTTTCTTATTCTCTGTACAAACTTTGTAAACTTAAGTTCATCTCTTGTAATCTCTGTTGACCTACCAAGAGAAAAGTTTTGTTCAGCTTCTAATCTTGAAATAGGAACATTCAAAGACCTGTATAACTTTCTTTGAAAATAAGTTATATCATCAATCTCACCAAGATTAGAACCGCCAGGCAAAGTAGTAATCTCTGTTCCTCTACCACCTTCTCTTCTTGGTAACCAGAAATCTTCTAACATTGACATATGGTTTCGGTCATCTCTGATTTCACCAGTAGATGCATCATACACTAATTTGTTACGATATCTATTCATAACATCTTTCAGATATTGTTCTGCTTTAATTTTTGGTAAGTTACCAACATCAATGTAGAATATTCTTCTTTCTGGAGCTCTGGAGATACGATAGATAACTAATGCGTCTTCTATCATTCTTAACTGATTAACAGGTTTGATAGCTTTGTGTAAGTAAGATAATACATTACCTTTGTTCTGGTCAATAACTCCAGAAGGAACATAGGTAATACTGTCTGGTGAAATTTTTAATCCTTCGTTTGCACCAGCACCATATCCACCACTAAACATTCCTTTGTCATTGTAGATATAGTATTCATTTTTCTTTGTAACTACTTCAATACTTGTACCCTTCTTTGTATCTGTATCTAATTCTCTAACTTTTTTAATTTTGCGTGGGTCAATGTATCTAACTTCTTGAATACCAAGTCTAGGATTTTTTGTATCTATTACTTTATGATAATACAATCTTCCATCAACATACCATCTTCTGAATATGTCGTGTCCTTTGCTATCAAAGTCAAGTAATCTAAGAACAGAGTTAAACTCTTTTTCTATAGATTTTTTAATTTTCATTGGATATGGAATTTGGTCAAGAACTATTGCGATTGCTTGAGCTCTTTCATTTGCAACGATACCTTCGTTGACTATATCTTCTATTGCACTATCACACTCTGGTTGTTGTGCGATATCTCTGTACCTACGAATGAGGTCAGCTTCAGTTCTTTCTCTTCCATCAGTGTCTAGGACTTGTCCAAAGAAACCTCCACCAGCGACATCAATCGTGCCGTCTTGTTCAGACGGCAGAGTGAAATTTTCTTTGTTCTTATCATCTTTTATTCGTGAAAAACGAAACCCAAAAAGGTCAGCCATTATAAAACTCCTACTTGTTGTGTAATACTATTTAGTAGGTTAAAAACTAACACCAGATGGTTCAAAGTGTTGATATCTCCAAGTCACTTCAAATGTTTCAATTTCAGTTGCTTCTGCTGTTGATAAATCAATTTGACCAACAGTTAGAGGGAACGCACTTCTAAAAATATAAGTCTTTAGAATTGTTTCATCTCTATCTAATTGTTCTACAAATAAGTCTGTCTGAAAATCAGCAGAGTTTACAACACCAGTATTATTAGCAAAATCATTAATTCCATTATGCCATCTCTCCATTGCATTTCTTATCATAAAGTCAGTGTCATTATAGAAAGTTGTTGACCAAGGCTCTGGAGCAGGTCTATCTCCAGCAACATAAATATTTCTTCCTCTAAATGGTACTGGTATCTCACCTAAATTTGAGCCAGGCAAGTTTGAAGCAGTGACTAGAAATGATGCTCTTCTCACATCTAAACCTATCGCAATGCCTGGAGGTGGAGTAATTGTAACTCTAAACTGGTTAGCTCTTGCACCACCACCGATTAAATTTGCTTTAAAATCATCTATGTTTGCCATGATTAACCTCCTACTTCACTAAAGTTCACACCAGTTCTTGTGGCAATGAAGTTTAGAGTTATAAAGTTGATTGACCTAGCAGGTTTCACAAAGATATCTGCGATAAATTCGTTTCTATCTATGACTTCACCAGTATTGTTTGAACCGTCTGCAACAACACTAAAGTCTGTGATACCTCTTCGTCCTTGAACATCTCTTAAGAAAGGTTCGACTAGATTTCTAAATTGTGCTCTTGTGAACTCATCATTGAACTCAAAGAGTTGGAACTTAGATGCAGTTGCAATTGCTTTTTCTAGAACTAAGAATAATCGTCTTACGTTAATTCTATCAAATGCACTTGGTTTTGCTAATGCAGTCTTATCTCCAAACAATGTGACACCTTGGCCTGGGAAGTTAACAACTGGGTTAACCCTTGCACGATATAATTGGTCACGTTCTGCTTTCTTTGGATTGTAAGATAACTTAATTGCATTTCTCATTCCACCTCTGTTATAACCAGCAGGTGAGAACCAAGCATCTGCAACATTGTCTGTGTTTGCACATAGACCAGCAGTATCTCCGTTACAAGGTACAAATCTGAAAACATCATTGTACTTGTCGTATTGATACTTGTATGCACTGTCATACACCACATAAGATGATGAAGGACATAAGTCAAATGCGTCTACAACATTACTTGTTTGTGTTACTGAACTTGAAACACCAACTGTCGCAGAACGATATGGTGATACAAGTGCAATACAATCTCTTCTTTTCTCAACAAGAGTTGTCAACATTGTAACGTGTGTATCTTGTGAAGATGCAGTATCACCAGCTCCTCCACCTTTTCCACCTAATACAAGGTTGATATCTTCTGATTCTACATCTTCGAACTTACCATATCCAGTGTCTAACTCACCAGCTGTTACTGCATAGTCATCTGTTCCACCATCAAGTTCTGATTTTGTTGGTGTGTTTAATGCAGAGTAAGCACTTGAACCATCTTCCATCTCTATTGAACCACTATCTCCAGTTCCATCTTCAAGTTGGATTTTATCACCAGCATCTGCTGAACCGTTAGTTGAGTTTAAAACAATGTTACCTATATTTGCATCAATGTCTGTACCCCAGTTAACACCAGCAGTGTTATGGTCTGTCCAATATACAAATGAAGAAGATTTTCTAATTTTGTATGGGTAGTAAATGCTGTCACCTTGTGGTGATTTTGCATTTATATTCTTTGATAGATTTGCATAAGTTTCTAGAACACCGTTTGTTCTATTACCATTTGAATCTACATCAAACCCAGATTGTTCACCTGTGTAATCGTAAACTACAATGTGCATCTCATCATTAGTTCCTCTACCTCTTTCTGTTGCATAAGAGGAAGTGCCTGGAGCACCGTCAAATAAATCATAAAATCTCCATCTTCTTCTGATGTTTGTTCCTGATGATATTTGATTTTGTAATCCACCACCATTTACATCATCTAATAATTTGATTGTGATTGTGCTATCACTAGAACTTATTGAGGTTGTTTCGTATTCTATGTTACCTGTTTCACCAAAGTTAACAATATCTCCAACATTGAATACTGACTCGTCTGTTACTGATATAATTGTTTGACCAGCAGCTTCTAAACCTGAAGTTGTAGTTACAGCAGTTTGTTCGTATGCAGTTGCATTAGCACATATTGAAACACCGATAGCATTTCCATGTGTACCAGCAGTTCTTGCAGCCCACTCTCCAACTGAACCTTGACCATTGTCAAAATCGTTATCGTAGTGGTCATTATCTCTAATTAAAAGTCCAGCACCGTTTGCAGTTGCGTTGGTAATACCAGATTCGCATCTAACAACTTTAAGTGCGTCAGTGTATCCAAGAAAGTTAGCTGCAGTAAACCAGTTTTCAAATTGATTACTATCGTTTTGGGGCTTACCAAAAACCTGTATCAATTCTTCTTCTGAAGTAATGTTAACTATTGACCCTACTGGGCCTTTCTCAAATGCACTTGCAATAGCACCTATTGAAGTTGCAACGGCAGGAACTACGTTCGTTAAGTCAATCTCTCTGACATGAACGCCTGGGGAAACTAAAAATGACATATGTTTTCTCCTCTTGTATCCTCTAGTTGTAATTTTACTTTTATTTAGGAAATTTTATATTTAAACACCTCTTTTTATATTCCAGTTGTTTATAAATAAAATCATGGGAAATGCACACTATATCAAGTATAGAGAAACAATTAAGAAGGTTGCTAGACGTAATTATCGTAAAAGAGTGAAGTGGTTAAACGATTTTCTTGCAGATAAGTATTGTGTTCACTGTAAAGAAAGTGAAACAGTCTGTCTTAAGTTCTATCCTCACGATTTAGCTATTAGAAGAAAGGTTAAAAGAGTAGGGATAAACGAAGAAAGTCAAGTAGAAATAAAGGAACTTATTAACACTTCTAAGATTGTTTGTAGAAACTGTTGGGTTAAATTAGATAATGATTTGATTGAGTTTGATACCTTTTAATTACCAGTCTGTATCATACTTTCTAACAATAGGTGACCATCTAGTACCATATTCATCTACAGCTTGTCCTATGTTTTCATCTTCTAAACCATCAACAATAAAACCAAAAGGAGCCATATCCTGTTCTATTTGATTTTGTTGGTCTTTATACATCTGGTGTCTTATATCACTGTCTGTAAGTTCTTTAAAATAGGTCTGGTCACTTGCCCATGCGAATAATACACAACACATTACCAAGTCATCATTACAACCTTCTTCTGCTTGAAAGGAACTACCATGCACTATAAATGTAGATAATTCATTGATAATATCAAAGTCTTCTATGATTATCTTATCACTCTCTACTATTTGTTTTAGATTAGAACAACCCACTGTCTTGACAGCCTTTGTTGTTCGTACTCCCAGTTGTGCTTTACCTCCTGAGAAACCACCACCCATTACTTGACCAGCACGACCTCTCATAGATGCCATAATTAGATTATCGTACTCCAAATCAAACTGTAAATTGTTTGCAACCTGTTCACCTATATCATTCACCTCTATCAATACAAATGCTTGATTGTATGCTCTTGCAACTTGATGTATTATCTGTGGAAAGAGTAGAGGTTTTATTTCATTGTCTTTAAAAGTTACAACTACCTTATATGGTATCTCGGTTATATCAAACACCACAAATGCAGAGTTATCGTTTTGTGTTCCTCTTGCAACGTCAGCTGTTAACATATAGGTATGGTCTTTTTGTGGTTTCTTATGAACCGTTATTCCAGCATTCTTTTGTAAATGTTGTTTGTATGCAAGTACTCTCAGTTTAGATGGTGCGATTAATGTATTAACAGAACCTAAGAACTCACATTCAAATTCTGTTTGAAACTGTTGTTCACTTGTATTTGCAATTGTTTCTTTTTTCCACTTATCATCACGGCCTGGAACTTCACTCCAGTGAACCTCAATAGGTATATAACTATTTCTTTTTTCTTCTGCGTCTGTCCATATCTTGTAAAACATATTCATACCATGTGGTGTTGAAACGATAATCACTTTTGTAGATTTACCAGATGATATTGTAGGATACACAGAACTAAAAAACTGCTCTGCAACATTAGAAGGAACATATGCAAACTCGTCCAAGAATATGATGTTATATGAACCACCTCTCACTGCACTTGCAGATGTTGATGATGCAAGTATCTTAGAACCATTCTCTAATTCTAACGAACCTTTGTTCCAAGACATTACCCCTTGTTGTAACCATTTTGGTAAATGTTCGTATGCAAGTTGTAGTCTTCCTAACAAATCTCTTGCAGTTGCAGCCTTGTTTGCAAGTATAGCTATATTAACACTTGGATTAAATAATGCGTAATGTAGGAGGTAAGATATCATCACAGTGGACTTACCAGACTGACGAGGTAATTTACAAATAGTAAAACGATTTTTATGAAATGTACCAACCATCTCTTTTTGAAATGGGTACATCTTGAATTGTATTAGACCTTCGTCTAGTGAAACAATCTTTACATAGTTCTCAATAAAATACTGAGGATTGTCCATACATTTTTTGTATTCGAGGAGTTCTTCTTTCGTCCACTCTTGTTGGACATTTGCTTTCTTTAGATTAGGATTACCTAGATATACACTATCAGTCATCTTTCCTATCCCTTAACATCTTCTGTAACTCAGCAGTCGAACCAACATACAACGCATTGGTTACACTCTTTGGTGCGTTATTTGGAACTTCTTTTAACTTCTTCATCTTCTCTTGTAGGTCACCAAGTTTCTCTGTAACTTCTGCGACTTGTTTGATTAGATTACCAGCTACTTCGTATGTTCTAGGGTGTTCACTCTCTCTTGCGATTTCTAGAATACCTTCAATCGCATCTGTACCTTTCTCTACTAGATTGTAAAAGTTTTCTCTTTGGTACTTGTAATCATTCTCTAGGTCTTCGTTATTTTCTTTAGGTCTAGGTATAACTTTCTTTTGCACAGGTTCGGACTTTGCAAGTTCTACTGCACCTAATGCTTCATCTATTATGTCTTTTGTTTT